ATTACAGAATAGGAAAAAATCAATTTCTGCTTTTTTTAATATGGATGCTGATACTATGGAACATGGTATACAAGGTGGGGGCGGACTTGTTGTAGAATTAGATGCAAATATTATTATGTCAAGTAAGGGTGATTTGATGAGTATGCCAGATAAAACCGGCAGACGATGGGTTGAATTGATGAACATAGACAAAAAAAAGACTATGCATAAAGAACTTGAAAAGATGTTGATAGACCTTGCAATAAAACATGATCCAAAAACTAAAGAACTCATAAAAATAGAACCAGATATAGGATTGGGAGCTTGGTGGCATTTACAAGGAGCCTTTAAAGATGATGGTAAAAAGATGTCTTTGATAATTGCAGATTATATTGATGGTGTAAATGTAATTCTCAAGAAGCATAAAAAAGATATTCAAGGAGCAGTTCATGGATATTATGTCAGAAGGGGAACAGTAGCAGTTAAGCATCCCTCTGGTCGTATGGTAGGGGGAGATTCAGAATTATCAGAATGGAATGTATACGATGAACAAGTAGTCGATAAAATTAAAATTATAAAAGTTCATACTTTTAATACGAAAACTAGAGAAACAGATTGGATAAAAAAATCAGTAATTCCAAGATTAGGTAAAATTCCTCATACACATTGGGTGAATGGAGCTAGAGACTTATCAAATTATGTTACTAAAATTGCACAAACAGAAGTACAAGCTTTGAGGAGAAGTAAAGGTTGAAATCCTATCTTGATCTACTTTTAACAGAATTTGCGCAAACAAGTGCGTCAAATCTTGTGTTTGATGTTGCAAGTCAAGGGAGAGCCTCTAGTGCTTTAAAGATTCCTATTTCAGGGCCCATGTTTAAAAGGATATGGCCAGATACGATACGTACAACAGTTTTTCATGTGCTGAGGGCAGAAAACTTATATGAATTAAAAAAACTTGAGGGGGGAAAGAGGTCTATCTCAGCATTTTTCACAATGATGTCTCGTTATTTGGAAGGTGGTATAGCTGCAGGGGGCGGCGTTGTTGCAGAACTGGATGCGGATGTTATTGTATCTGCCAGAGATGATATAATGAGTACTGTAGATACAGCAGGTAGAAGATGGGTTGAAATGTCTTGGTTTGCTAATGCACAAAGGGGTGGAACAGGACCCAAATTTGCAGTAGTAGAACGTGAACTTAATGATTTAATAAGAGAACTTGTATTAAAACATCTTAGTCCAATACTAGGAAAAGATAGAGTACGAAGAGAATTTGAATTTGAACTTTGGAATGACATGAAAAAACACCTGTCTGGAGATGGTAAAGCATTAAGATTGGTAATAAAAGATTATTTTGATGGTGTAGAGAAAATTATTAAAAAGAATTCAGAGGTAATGAGTAGTATATTTTATGGTTATGCAAAATCAAAAAGACAAACAGATAGTTCATGGGATGAACAAATAGTCAATAATATTAAGATTAAAAAAATTCATTATATACCAATTAAAGTAGATAATGAAGAAGAAGATGGAAATATTGAAAATGAAGAACAGCAAGAAAATATAGATGCATTTGTTGCAAAATACAAGATACCACGAAAGAGATGGGAATATTCTTCAGAGTTAGAAATTTATACAAGAGAAGTTGTTGCAAAAGAAATTGGAAGGAAAATTTGATGAAAACATTTAAAAATCATTTAATAGAGGGTATGCCAAGAGGTATGATAGCGTCATTTGATGGCCGTGAAGGTGAAGTACAAATTTATAGAAAAGGATTAAAAGGATTTTATGGTGATGCATGGAACAAGTTTGATTTTTCAGCAAAAGATGTAAAAGAACTTAGAGACAAATTAAAAGATATGGGGGTTAATCCAGATAAACCATCTTCAGGATCATTAACACCATGAAATCATTTATAAATATATTACTTGGTGAAGCGAAAACCGGTAAAAATCTACATTTAGAACACATAGAAGATGAAGTTTTAAATGGTGGAGTGGATGGGACCAGAGGTTCAATCAATTTTATTCAATCGCTTAGAGATATGTTAGCGGGTTCTTCAATGAAAAATACCTACATTACTACTAAATGGGATGGTGCACCTGCAGTTTTTTGTGGAATTAATCCTGATAATGGTAAATTTTTTGTTGGATCAAAAAGTATTTTCAATAAAACTCCCAAAATTAATTATACACCACAAGATATTGATAATAATCATCCTCCTGGACTTGGATCTAAGTTAAAAGTTGCTCTAGAACATTTACCAAAATTGGGAATTAAAGGAGTATTACAGGGAGATATGATGTTTGCTAAAGAGGATTTGCTAATTAAAACCATAGAAGGAGAGAGATATATCACTTTTCATCCAAATACTATAGTTTATGCGGTTCCTTTGGGTTCTGATTTGGGAAAAACGATATTAAACTCAAAAATGGGCATTGTTTTTCATACGGAATACAAAGGTACAAAATTAGAAGATATGAAATCGTCTTTCAATATAAATATTAACAGGTTATTAAAGAATAAAGATATCTGGTTTAGAGATGCAGAATTTACTGATGCATCCGGTACAGCAAGTTTCACAGCAAGGGACACGGAGACTATTACTAAAATTCTTTCTTCTGTAGGGAGAACTTTTCAAAACATATCAGCGAATACGCTAAACACGATAGCTGATGATTCTGAAATTAATACAATTATAAAAACTTTTAATAATAGCAAGATAAAAACAGGACAACAAATAAGAAATACAAGAACACATGTGACACAATTGATAAGATATATAGGAAATAAATACGATAAAGATATTAATAAATTAAAAACTGATGCAGCTAAAGATAAAAAAACACAACGGAAAAATGAGTTTTTGAAGTTCTTCCTACAGAAGAAAGCTGATTTAGAAAAAATATTCGATTTAATGAATATGTTAATTGATGCTAAAATGATGATAATATCTAAATTGGAAAATATGGAACAATTAACGCAAACTTTTGTTAAAGATGGTGCTGGTTATAAAGTAACTGCTCCAGAGGGGTTTGTGGCGGTAGATCAAATAAAAGGCGGAGCAGTCAAATTGGTTGACCGGCTAGAATTTTCAAGAAATAATTTTAATGTAGAACTAAAGAATTGGAGCTAATAAATGGATAGTTTAACACAAACGTCTTATAAAGTGATGATAGACGAAGAAGAGGGTATGTCCACAAAATTAAGACAGCTGGTTATGGCTGGATTAATTCAAGACAAAAAGGACTTACCTTATTTTAAGTCAGCACTGAAAAAAATTAAAGGCGGGACAATAACAACCGTTGTGGAAAGACAAATTTTAATAAATGTTCTTCAACAATTTTTAGGTATGGTTGATGAAGCTCCTGAATTCTTTAATTTGTTAAGAAGACAATTATCAAAGAGTAAGAATAAGAAAAAAGAAGTAAAGAAGGAGGAGTTTATATTAGCCTTTGAACAAGTTGCGAAAAGACGGGCGGATAAAAGAAATTCAGAAACGTCTCCACATAAACAAGGAAGTTCTGATGAAGGTACTCCTGGACAAGTAAATGAGGATGATCAAGAAAGGGCACGGGATGCGTGGTATAAGGGGGATGATCATTTTGCACAACACAAAATAGCAAACCCTAGTGTGCATAAAAAAGTACCCGTTAAGAAAAAGGGAATGGATATACCTAAAGGACATCTACCTCCAGATAAGCAAGAAAGAGATCGTGCTGCGTTTTATGCGAAAAAAGAAGGTTTAGAAATACCAGATAATGTAGGCCATTCAACAAAAGTAAAAAAGAAGACAGCTTCCCCCACCACTACAGTTGTAAAAAATCCTGACTATAAGGAAAGTGTAGATTACGGATTTACTTCATTTAAAGAGTGGCGAGCACAGAAGTCTAAAGACGCAGAACCCGTTGGTGAAGGGATCACCGGTGATGATGATGCGAATGAAAGAGCGTTAGATAAAAACCGCGCTATGGCAAAGAAGTATGGCCAAGTTCGACAGGGTATTCCTCCTGAAGACAAAGAAAAAAAGAAAAGAGAAGCGATGGATAAAGAAAATACCTGGAGAAGGGCACAAAGAGCAAATCGTAAAGCTTCCGGAATTGTAAGACAGGATTAAAATATGAGTCAAAGATTCTCTGAATATTTGAAAAAAGAAGACGATAAAATTGATGAAATGTCTAAAGACATGCTTTATAGAGCTGCTAGAAAAGCAGAAGTACAAGGAAGAGAGCCCAACAGTACTGGCGCAAATTATAGCATGAAGAGCCCCGAAATAAGAAAAAAACGAAGAGGACAATCCGTAAAATTTGTTAAAGGAATGGCTAAAAAAGAATTTGGTGAAGCAAGTACTTACAGAGATAGAACAAGAGAAGATGAAAAAGAAAAGAAAAAGCATGGAAAGAAACCACAAAGTCAAAAGGGCAGTCGTTGGGGACGTTCTGGATATGGTAAGGGGCATGAAGAAGTAGAAACAGACAAAGAGAGAACTTTTAAAGATTTTAAATCATTCTTTGAGGGAATGGGCAAGAATCAAAATTATGGAGTTGTAAAAATAGAAGGAAAACCTGAGAGAATTCCACAACATTCTTCAGGAGAAATTGTTTTCCTTGGCAATAAAAGGGTAGCATCAAAACATTTAAAACAACTTAAAAAAGATGGCAATAGTGGGTATTTGTCTTTTGGTATGCATCAGAAAATTGGAGATAAGGTTAAGGGAAAATGAAAACATATAAAAATCTCATAAAAGAAGCAAAAGGTAAGACAGGAGTATTTGTTTTTGGTAGATTTAATCCACCAACAACCGGGCATGGTCGATTGTTGGAAGGGGCAAGTAATGTAGCAAAAAGATATAATACTGAATTACATGTTTTTGGAAGTCAATCTCATGATTCTAAAAAGAATCCATTGACTAATCAACAAAAAATGAAATATATGAAGGAAATGTTTCCTAATTTTGCTAAAACTTTTTCCAGAGATATTAATATTAAAGATGCATTAGGGGCGGCAGTACAATTAAATGATCAGTATGATAATTTATGTATGGTTGTAGGAAGTGATAGAGTTGCAGATTTTAAAAAATTGTTAGAACAATATAATGGTAAAAAATCAAGACATGGATATTATGAATTTGATTACATTAAAGTTCATAGTGCAGGAACAAGAGATCCAGATGCAGAAGGAGTGTCAGGAATGTCTGCTTCTAAAATGAGAAAAGCGGCATCAGAAAATGATATAGAATCATTTAAAAAAGGATTACCGGAATCGATGTCAGATAGATCCGCGATGAAAATGTTGAAGGATGTTAGAAAGGGATTAAATTTAAGAGAGGCAATGTTTGATAAAGAGTGGCCAATTAGACCTGAAAGACTTACTGTTGATAGACCAAAAAAGGATAATGAATATGTTTATTTAAATTATGAAACAGAATATTTTTCAAATATGCCTTTAGTTGAAGAATGTTTCAAAGAACTTAGAGCTATTATATTATCACAATCAAAGCATAATGTTTATGTTGTTGAAGCGATGAAAGAAACAGATAAATTAATTAGTAATATGTTATTGTTTGAACACGGAAAAGAAGGATTAGAAGATAATATAGAAAATTCTGTGAAAAAAATAGATAAACTTTTTGAAAATATAGAACATGATTATAATTGTACAAAAGGGGATATTTTCAACAGGCCATTTTTATATCAAATTTTAGAATCTTTATCATGGGGTCCACATCCTGGTAAAATGAATACATCAGACACACAAGAAAATGGTAGATTTGGACAACATGTAGATCCGCGTGGGCCGTTGGAATGGGGAACTCCTGAGATGGTGAAATCTTATGCTGGTGATACTCCAGGACAAGATGCAGAAAAACTTCTTTATGCTACATATAAGTATAAAATGCAAAGAGATGTTACGGGAGAGGTTGATGGATATGGAACTGTTGAATTAGCACAAGAAGAAGGCCCAGTAGCAAAAGTAAAAAAAGAATATGCTAAAAAATATAAGGCTTTAATATCAGATAGAAAAGTAAATGTTGGTGGAGCAAGAGTAGATTATGCGAATAAAACATTAAAATCAGCACAAAAATATAATTCAATTAGAATAGGACAATAATATGTCAACTTTAGATGAATCTATTGTACAAGTTTTAACAGTTGGTGGGAATAATGTAAGTGGAACTGCTAAAGTTCAACCATTGACTATAACCGGTGGACCTCCTTGGTTGAAACAACAAGTTACTGAAGAGGCACCTGAGAAAGAGAAGACAGGTGGAGATGAAGCCGCTGTTATGGATGCACTAAAGATTATTGCTAAAGGTAAAACATTTGATGAATGGGCAAAAACCGCTAAAGTGAGTCCAGAAATAAAGGATGAAGTAAAAAGCAGATTAGATGCAGAAGAAGGAGACGGCGAAGGTGAAGAAGAATCACCTAAACATGATAAAGATCATATTACTAAAGCCATGTTTGATACTTTACCAGATGATGAAAAGGCGGGACACCACGATGATTTACGAACTTCAATGAAACATCATGGATTCGAAAATGGTGAAGAAGAAGATGAAGAGGGAGGTGAAGAAGATGAAGAAGAATTGGATTATGAAGGTGAAGAAGAAGGAAATTATGATGGAGATCTAGACCAAACTCCTGAACCGGAAGAAGCACCAGCACCAAAAGAAAAACCAGAACCAAAAATGAAACTTTCTAAGAAAAAGGAAAAAGTGACTGTTAATCCTAAACTCGAACAAAAATCGCACAATAGAAAAAAATTAATTGAAGATTTAAAAGCAAAAAGAAAGAAACGGTTTGAAAAGCATGTTAAAACAATCACCAATAAAGATGATCTTCCAGATATAGAAAAAAAAGTTGAAAAGAATATTAATATACAACATCCAAATGATATTGAAGATCATAATAGAAAACAGGGCTATAAAGAAGAAAGAAGTTATAGAGAAGGTTTACCGACCAGAGAATTAATTAAAAAACAATGGAAAGAACGTGCAATTAAATCTAAAGAGAAATTGGTTAAAAAGGTTAGTCATCCAGGATATGAAGAATTTTCAAATGAAGAAGCCCCTCCTGGTAGAGAGCATCAAGTAAAAGCCCTAAAGAAGAAAGTTGGAACAGACAAAGCTTATGCATTTGCTTGGGCTCAACATAATAAACACGGTGAACCAGTAGAAGAAGCAAACGAAATGGAAAATCTTGTGGGTCATA